GTCTCTGCTGTTTCCGCCGCTGTTGCACTCGTTGCCGCTGCTGAGGCACTACTAGCCGCCGCTGCGCTTGAACCTGCCCACCATGCAGCACTAGATGCCGGGACCTGGTTTGTATTTGAGTTTTGTAAAGAAGTGTAAAGCACTCCATCAGTGCCTATAACATTCTGATGGATTGCGTAAGTGATTGTTGATAACCATGCAAATTGCAGAGAAACCCAATAAGATCCTGCTGTAGATGGGTTTTGATTTAAATTAGTCCCCTGCAAAGACTGATATTGCAAATTGTCATAGGTAACTAAAGCGCCAACAGCATAAGTTATCCCTGCATTCCACTGAACAGAGTAAAGCAAAGCCCACGAGCCTGAAGTATTAACAGGGTTATTGTTTTGGTTAGCGTTGACTAAAGATCTGTAATAGATGCCGTCAGAGCCTCTCACAACGTCTAAGGCGCTGTATATCCTTGTGGCTATCCACTCGTTACCGAAATCGGTTCCTGTCTCTCCTACGGGGTCTTGGACGGCTATCTGGACATCTGCGCTATCTGTCAGAATGGCCTTGGCTACGCCTTCAAAAAATACGTTAGGCTGCCTTCCCGAAGCCGTAAGAATTACGGGATTAGTATTCGCAATACTATTGTTTATATCTGCATAGGTAGTCTTCGGAGTAGTTGTTCCAGTTTCGAAGAAGTACAGTCTCCCCGATACCAAAGGATTGCCATCGTTTCCTAGATATTGATCAAAATTTCCGAATCTTGCCATTGTCTTATCCTATGCGTGTATGAGTTAGTCAAAGCTTTTGAGAAGCTTTTCCATTGCTCTAAATTGTTTTTTCTCATCTCTTCCCATGATCTTGTTCGCGCCTTGACGCAATCCCTCCATAGCAACCCCAGAAACCGACATCGGAACTCTAGATGCTGTGTCTACCGCTGACTGTGCCGCAAACGCTGTATCTGCCTTGGTCCCAAATATTTTGTCTAGCTCCATTGTAAATTGCGCCTGAGTCAAAACGTCATCGTTGAACTTCTGCCCATACTTAGCAGATAGACCGTCCAAATCATTTAGCGCATTTAATAAATTAACTCTAGTAACCCTATTAGAACCAACAGCCCTGACCGCAGTACCGACGGCGCTATTTGCCCCAATTCCTTCTACGTCAATGCTTGGGCCTACCGCCTTTTTAAAGGCTTTTAATGCCGTTATTGACTCTGCGTATTTAGTATTGAGTTTATCATATTTAGGGTATTTATTATCTAACACCCCATCAAGCTGTCTTCGGAGATTCTTTACCGCTCTTTCTGCATCCCCCTCAAGACCTTCCATTGACCTGCCGTAAGCAAGCTGAGTATCTAAGAATCTCTTAAAAGTATGGACCTCGTATGCGCTCATATTCCTTTGGCTTCTCATTCTTCCTACAATTCTGTTTAAAAACCCCTCGACTCCAGCCATGCCCTGCATGTCAGCATTTGAAAAGTCCAGACTGTTATCTGGGTTAAACCTTACGTTCATGTTTTCTAGCGTAGATCTAAACTCATTTACAGGCTCAGAAAAATCTACAGAAGATGTCCTCATGTTTGCCTTTGCAAATCTATCGATTCCCTCTCCTGCCTTCTTATTTTCCCTTGCTACAGTATTGTACCTTTTCAAAACAGAATCTCCGGCTACGTCAGTTGTTCTAGCCGTCATTCTTGCTCGTGTGTTATTTGTCGCTTCTTCCATGATCCCTAATGAGGTCAGCATGTTTTTTCTGTCCACAGGACTGCCTTCTCGGATCATCGCAATAAGACCCTTATCAAACCCTTGCCTTATAGCATCCTTTTGAATGGGGTCTTTTACGGCCTTAAAGGTTCGCCCTTCTGCCATGTAATCAGGAGTTCCGCCTTGACGCTCAAACAACACAGGCAAAGTATTGTCAGGGTCAATAACCTCCTCCATTCTAAATCCCGCAGTTGAGTTTCTTGTTGCAGGCAATCCACCTTGACGCATGTTCTCGGCAGCTTCTAGCTGTGCTGGGCTTTCGTAGTCTCTAAACTGTGATGATATTCTTTCTCTCGCTTCGTTTGCCGCTCTTACGGGCCTTGCAGCAAGATCAGCCGAAGCGTCAGCCAATCTGACACCCGTAGACGCTGCCACCCTTGATGCCGCAGGAATGCCCATGCCAGCTAACAAAATAGGATCGGCTTCAGTAAGGGTCTGAGTTTCTGGATCATATACCGAGCCAGTCTCGCTTCCGAAGGCTTCCATCTGTCCTGACAACAAGCTAGGAATGGCTCGAACTGTAGATTCTATTGTTTCACCTACCGCCGCCCGCTCTTCTTCGTCACCAATAAAAACGTCTCTTATAAATCCAGCCGCTTGCTTGGCTCCTCTTACAATAGGCATATAAGAAAGACCAAACTCATTCTCTCCGAGGACGGCAGGTATGGGTTCAAATCCCTGCTGCATTCTCCCCATTCTGTCAAAAGATGTTTGCCCAGTAGGGATGGTTGTTTCTTCTTGTATAATTTCTCGTCTAAAAGGCATGAAAGCGTCAATCGCCCCTCTATCCCCGCCATAGTCAAATTTAGTCTCCTTGCCCGTAACTATTTCTTTGACCTTCCTTCGTATAACAGCCGGATCGGTCCCGTCAGGGAACTCCAGTACAGTGCCGTCATCTAGTATGGCTTCTATGCTCATATCTGATTGCCCTCGGCATCAAATAGCATCCTCATAGGGGCTCCGCTCTGCCCCATAGGAGTCTCTTCGCCAGTGATTACTAAACCGCCCTGACTGCGAATAAGTGAGTTAGACAAAGAGGTTATAATCCTGTCTAAATCGGCTTTGAATAAACCTTCTGATCGAAGCCTGTTCAATCCGCCGCCTGCTACGTCAGCAATAATCTGTATATCTGTTTCACTAAGGACACCCGTCATCATAGATAGATTGTCTGCTGTTAGCATGTTGAGCAAGTTCTCAATATCGACTATAGCGTCAGTCTCTCCAGGATCATTTCTGTGGGCAAGATCTCCGAGCTGAGAAGCTCCTTGTTTAGAACCTAAGACAGCGTTTAAATCTCCATTGTTGCGGATTCTCTTAGCTATTATTAGCGCGTTTTGTTGCACCTCTCTTCCTTTCTTGTTTGTTTTTTGCTGCTCTCTTGTCGTTGTGGCAAGCGCCATCCCTGTCTCAACATCCTCAGCCTGATCCACTATGGCTCTTAATTGTCCCAGCTCATCATTTGTGGCAGAAGGAAACACAGTTGAAAGAGTCTGATCTAGGCTTCCTCTGCGCCCGCGCTCTCTGTCAGTTTTTAAAAGTGCGTTATATGCTGTCATCGATGCGGAACCTCCTCCCAAGCTTGACCAAACCTCTTGAGCCTCTGCCTGCATAGATGGGCTTAAGTCTCTCAATAACGAAGGAGGGATGGTTCTGTCTAGACGACTCTGTTCTTCGGCTCTTTGATCTAATATGCTCATGTCACTAGACCCACCCTGAATAGCAGATAAAGACATTGCCCCATCGGTTACAGGAACCCTTTCTCCGGTATCAACAAATCTAGTGATGCTATTAATGTCTTGGAAGACCGCTCTATCTTGTTGGTTAGGCGTAAAACCTTCTACTTGAGAGGCTCGGAAGCCCCCTTCCGCAGTTGGAAGAACAACCTGACCACTTTGGTTTATGCTTGCCGCTGACAAAGGCTTAGGAGCTTCTGGTCTAGGGATTACCCCATAATCCATGCCCATATTATAAATCCTGCTTAAGACCTGCCCAAGCCTAGCTTTCGCTTCTGGGTTATTGGAAGCGGCCCTGGCTAAGTTTTTAATCTCAATAGAATCGCTCTTATTGACATCTTCGCCAAGAAGATTCTCTCTGTCTCCAAATAGTTCAACAATTGACCCGTAGTCTCCTTCATCAAACATCCTTGAGGCTACGCGAGCATCCAAAAATAAAGTCTTTTGGCGCTTCTCTGTTTGGGCTAGGCGTCTGTCATCCATTGCCATATTTCGATCATCCATCGCCATCCGATCAATGTCTTCATTACGAATGCGCTCTCGGAACTGTGGGACTTCGTTCTTAAAGGCTGCTCCTAGCCCGCCTAATGCTCTTGCGATATCCATTGCGCTATCCTTTAATTAAATATGTCTCTAAACGAGGGAACCTGAACTGGGGAATAGTTTTGTCCGCCTTGATTATCCCCCCCGCCCGCTAATTTAGATCCTAACGCAGCCGCATCAAGCGCATTGCCAATCCCTTGAGCATAATTAGGATTAACGAAAGGTGTAAAAGGAACCCCTGCTTGGGCGTTGCCTCTGCTCATTTCTGACTGGGCCAACATCTCACCAAACCTTGTCTGCGCCGCAGCCTCATCAATAAACCCGCCATCAACCATCTCAACCAACATGTTGCGCTGTGCATTAATAATGCCTCGCGTGTTCGCTGCCTCATTTTCAAACGAGGTCGCTAAATTATTAGCTGTATTAGTCTCACCTGCCGCAATGTTATTACCGGCATTAGTTCTGCCTGTTGCCAAGTTAATGCCTAAGTTATTGTTAAATCTTGATACAAGATCGGCGCTATTAGCATTATTCTGGAATAACGCATTGCCCAGCCCTGTGCTGGTTCCGAGAGCCTGGCCGCCTAGTGCTGAAGCTATGTTAGCTCTATTACCACCGGCATTAGTTAGCCCCTGCATTTCAGCTTGACCACCAGCAACATTGATATTGGCTAAATTATTACCCAAACTTGTCTGAGTGTTTAACTGCTGACTACCTAAACCACTGGCTATGTTGGCAAGGTTGGAGCCTTGATTAGAGAATGACTGAAGCCCAGCCTGACCCTGAGAAGACGCAAGGTTCGCTAGATTAGTGCCGCCTGACATTGCTGTACTTGCCGCGCTGCCTGTTGCGTTTAATCCCTGACCTGATAACTGACTTAAATTAGAAATCTGTTGCTGCAAGCCCTGAGAGGCTAAGCCCTGACCAAATCTTTGCAATTCTTTCTGGACATTACCACCGCCTAAGCCTCCTGTAGCTCCTGCGCCTGCGAGGTTAGCCCGCATTCCTTGTTCTCTCAAGAAAGCCATCTGAGGGGATTCATTGTACGCCTGATCAAATGCTTCCTGCCCAAGAGATCCAGATAATGCCTGCTGCATACCAAGAGCATTCTGACCCGCTTGACGAAAAGGATCGAACATTCCCTCGGCTCGGCCAAAGGCTCCACTAATATCTGTTCTCGCCTGATCTGTTCCAGCACCAAAGGCATTTAAGCCTAGCTGGGTGTTGTCCATTATATCTTGGCGGGCTACATTAGCTTGGTTTTCAGCCGAAGCTAACCCAGCTTGATAGTTTGTATTTAGATTGCCAGTAGCCGTTCCTTGAGCAGCCCTCATTGCCGCTATGCCTTCAGCAGTGCTAGAGGTAATGTCATCACGGGCTATCTGAGCTTGGTCTGTTGCAACGCCTAAGCCTTGATTGTACTGGGCTTGAAGCATGGCATTGTTCTGAGCGTTAGAAGCATTTAATGCGTTGATAGCCGCTGTCACACCACCAGTAAGAGCCTGCTCTGAGCCAGCTAGACCGGTCCTCGGGTCAGCTTGTGTTTCTGGGGTTTCAAAGTTAGTGCTAGTTACTCCAGTATTTATACTGACACCCTGCCTTGCATTGTCCATCTGAGCGGGGGAATAATTAAACCCGTTAGTGAATATCTCTTCGACAAATTCAGGAGGCGCTGAATAAAAATTCGCCACGTCTTGAATGCTGGCAACGCCAGAAGACACCAGCCTATTCATGGCTTCTGCGTCTGCCATTGTTCCTGTGTTCTGAGTAAACGCTGAAGGGTCGCTGCCTGTAAGGCTCTGGATTATTATATTAGGGTCGACCCCAAAGTGTGAGGATACATCGTTTATCGATACCTCTCCCGCGTTTAATAAAGCCGTAACCCCGTTTACTGCCTCAGCGGTAAAGTCCTGACCCGCTTCGGGAATTGTAAACCTTTTTAGTTTAGCCAGGGACATTGCGACCTCCTAGTGGTGATCTTTGTGATTCTGTAAAAATGTTTTGAACTTGTTGGGCGGTAAACGGTTGATTTTGAACGCCGTTAGACTGAGGCAAGCTCCTTGCTGGACCGCCTAAAGCTGGCCGAAGTCCAGCGTCTATCTCTTGCCTGCCAAAATTATCATAGTGAGACTTAGCAAACCCCTCCAGTGTATTAAACTGAGGATCGCCCCCTTCAATTAAGGCTTGTTTGTTCATTTCATAATCTTGGGCTATGTCTGGGTTTTGAGCTAGATATGATTGCGCGTCGAATGATGTCCACTCAGACACCCCGGAATCCGCATAAGTAGGCTCGGCCATAGGGTTAAAGTTCATTGGCTCTGGGTTAGTCAATCCAGTTAAACCACTGAACCTGTCAGTGAGCTGCTGATTCTGCAAAGCGCCAAAATCTACATCATTGCCAAGAATTGCATTTCTGCTGTTCTCTCTTCCTGCCAGCATTGCTTGCCGAGCCATGTAGCTGCCTTCTCGCATTGTCTCCATACTAGGTAGAAAAGTCTGTCCTGCCAGCAATAGGTTTCTATTCATCCCCTCTTGTCGTGCGCCTTGTGCGTTATTGTATGCAGGGGTTAAGGCTTCTATGCCTCTATTGTATGCGGAATCAACTATGCCAAGGGTATCTTGACGGTTCTCTTCTTGGAGTTTGGCTTGTTTCTTTCTGGCGTTATAGTCCAAGCCAGAACCGACAAGGCTTGCGCCCGCTCCTGCAAGTGCTGCTGCTGTTACCGCGAATGCCATTATTCTTTCTCCAATAATTTATCTAGGCTTTCGCCATCGATTGTTTCGTATGTAGGAATAATGTATTCCTGCTCAACCAGCTCAACGCTCGGTTCTTTATCCCAAGGAAGGCAGTTAATCCAAACAGCATCCTCAACTGCGTAAATAGCTTTTTTTGTAAGCTCTCCCGAGACAAGAGTGTAAGGAGCCTCAAGCTCTACCCTACCCTTGTCTGTAATAGCTACAACCCTTCCCTTTGATAGTATATTCACATTGGAGTATTTGTGGATCGCGCCGGTAATCACCACCCCTGCGGGTATGTGTAGCTCTCTCGTATAGAGCCCGTGGCTGAAGTAATGATTGCACTCAAGCTCAGTAGCTTTAATGTTATTAGGGCTTTCAAGTATCGCTTTCTCAAGCTCTGCCATCTGTTCTCTGTGCTTCATATTTACTAATTGATTCATACCGCTACCCAGCCCTTTAAGATATCCCCAGTAATTGATGGAGACATCTTCCTGTATTCTATAGATCCAGTAGATCCATTTTTGTCAATGTATAAGCTGTACTGTCTAGCCCCAATAACCCCTTCAGGACTGCCCGCTCCAATTATAGGGATGCTTAAACTTACATCCTGTGTGAATTGTCTGAAAGGCGATGCCATCGTTCCATTTGATTCAACTATTGGCTGCGCTACATTAAGCAATGGACCCGTCATTTATCACCCCCAACAATGTTAGCAGTAAGTCCAATAATCACAGGCTTTACCGCGTCCGTTAGAGTGAATCTAAATATCTCAAACCGAGCGGCTCTTCCGTTGCGTCTCCAGATTGCTCTGTGAGTGTACTCGCCTATCTTACCAATGCTTCTGGATATTGGACCGCTCCATGTCTTGCCGTCTTTACTTCTTTCTAATGTAATATGAGGGTCTAGTACGGCATCATTGCCGACTCCTGACTCGACGGTAAGCTCTAAGCTAGGAAAGAAAACGGCCTGCATGTTGTTTTGAAAAGGCTGAGTTGCAATTCTTCGGATAATTTCGCTACCGTATTCGGTATAAACGTCAGGGTCTAATCTTCCTATCCTCCCGTCTACTATGTCCCCGCAAAGAATTTGATTGTATGCCTTGACTATAGAGGCCACTCTAAACGCTCCTAGCGAACTTCCAATGACAGACTTACGTTCATGCCATCTCTGAGATGCTGTGTCGTAGACGAGCGTTGTGGACGGCAGGCTGAAGCCTATGAAGTATGCCCCTTTGCTTGCGTAAACCCAGCCGTAAATAGCTTTGACTTGGGACTCTGTTAAACCTGATAAGATTGCGTCTATTGCTGTCGTTGATAGCTTTACCGTTGAATTGCCACTTAGACCCCAAATAGCAGTCGACTCGTTCTGACCACCGCCGACCCACATAAAAGTATCTTGTGTATTAATTAGGGAGTACGGAGCAAAGCATCCTTTCTGTAGGAACAATCCAGTTCTTTGAAACGGGAAATCAGCTCCCCCAATGTTTTGAAATGCCTCAAACGTCTCGCTGCCGCCTATGAATACTTGGTTCTTATAAACTACAGGCGCCACAATATCATCTGGATCAGATTCTGCGGTTCCAAAGTCTAGCGCGTTATATTCCATCCCGTTGTTAATAGAGCTGACAATAAACTTTTTTGAGTCTGTTGTTACTAAAAAATAGCCGTCAATAAACACCACAAACTGAGGGATACCATTAGCGTCAAAATCATCATCAACTATCTGCTCAAAGGTATCGTCTACATGATTGTAAATATACCCATTGCCTCCAGGAACCAAGACCATTATCTGAGTGCCATTGTCGGCCATCGACACACGAGCGTCACCTGTGACAGTCCCTAGCGCAACTAGCGTATAGTCATCGCCAGATTTATCCAGCCTGTACAATACAGTCCCGTTTACAAAATATGGCTTCCCAGCCATTTCATGGGAGCCTCGGTTAATTTCTTGAATATCCCCAGATGTCGCTAATTGCACTAGCCCCTCTGTACCAAAGAGAGTCTCAGCGAACAAACCACCTTGTGTTATATTCGGATACCAATTAGTACACTCTTGCGCTGAAATAGGTAGTGAGTCGCTGACATAGAACCCATTGGCAATAGGTAGCTCAATAACAGGCATTTAAGCCTCCGCGCCAAAGATTGCACTTAACACTTCTAGGTTGTCAGTAGAAGTTTCGTTCTGAATAAACATTTCAACATAATCATTTGTGGACATCTCAATATTTGCATAGGAGCATAGGTTTCTATAATAGCTTGCAGAAGTTGTCGCAGTTACCTTTGTATCCGCCCTAACCACTCCATTTAGGGCTATATAGATAGACATATCCCTATAGGTTCCTGTCGCCACTGTTAGACTTAGTATAGCGTGAATTGTGATCCTTCGGGTATCTGACCCATTGTAAGTGATCCTCCCCGCAGCGTTGCCAGTAAACCCTGACTCATTATCTGAGACAAAGGTTCCTGCTACCAAAACCGGAGTCGCTGTCGACGCTATCACTGTGTCTGTTGTGTTTCCCTGCATTGTAACTTTAGCAAAGGCCACTGATGCCTCGCTTGCCGATACAGTAACGTAATTGCCTGTAGCTGTTAGCGAGATACCAGTGCCAGAGACAAGGCTCGCCACAACAGGATTGGTAGCTGTAGTATTAAGGAGCAGGGGAGTTCCTGTCGCGTCAGCAGTAAAAGTATGTGTTAAGACTATCCCATTGCCTGCCGAAACATTTGCGCTTACTCCAGAACCATTTTCAATATTACGTATCTTATTGACAGATCCGTCAGTATCTAAAACAGGAGCGCCAGTAACCGCGCCCGCTTGGACTATGGTTCCCGTCACACCAAGACCTGAAAGAAAATCAGTGTAAGGTATCTTGAAGTTAGAACCATTTACGACATAATCAAAAAAAGCACCATCCTCGACAGTGCTCTTTGCTATGAATAGGCTTTTCTTTCTGCCCTGAGCTCTATAAGTCATACGGTACTTACCTCTAAGCCTATTGCGCCAGTAGATTCGGCTAGTATTTCCGCCTCTTGGTCTGGGTAGAAGTTCCCACCAAACCCAAAAGACCTATCCTCATTGCCAGAGCCAACAGGGAGAGTGCTTGGATTTAATGTTGCACCCATTTGTTGACCGATAATTCTCATGGTCGAAAGCCCCTCTTTGGCCGCAATTCCTAGCGCCTGAGAAATTACTCCCCCATAGTCAGGGGACACCTCGATAGCCATGTTAGCGATAAGCCCCCTCAAAGCTCCCGTAGGGATTGTTACTATGTCTCCAAGGTCATTGACCTCGGTATAGCCTAACATAATGCCATTAGCGTCAAGCTGTGCCATAAAATTGTTCATTGCAAAGATGAAGTCTTGGTATTCAGATGCCTCAAGCGGAGCTTCAGAAGCCTGTACTAAGATCCTTTGCAGAGATGCCTTTGCTACCTGAGCCACTGTTGCCATTATTCAAAAGTCGCCGGTTTTGCCGGTTTCTTGCCTTTCTTCTTTGCGGTTTCAGCAGCCTTCTTTCCTGCTTTGGTGTATGGGAATTTCTTACCTTTAACCATTGGCATGATGTGACCTCTTTATGCGGAGATTAGAAAAAGGGAGCCGAAGCTCCCCTTGACTATTTTACTATCTTAAGCGCCGTAACCCTGACCCGCGAAGAACGGGTTAAAGCAGGCATAAGCTGGAAGTAAATCAAAACGAATCTTTTGCGTGTTGGCATCTCCATCGGCATACTTAGAGATCCGAATAGACATACCATCGCTAGTTGTAGCAACAGTGTCTGTGGAGTACAGCTTAGGAAGCTTAACTGTGCCTAATCCAAACGCTTGCTTAGTATAGAACAAGTTAGGCTGATAGACAGTGCCTGCCGCGCCGAGGATAGTAACCACCGCATCATTAGCAGGGGCAGCATCAACAGTGTTGTACTGTCCGTTTGCCTCGTAGATAGCCGCTCCAGATACAACAATCTCCGCTGCATTAGTATTGATGGTCACAGTGCTTAGTACAGTGCCGACCCAAGGAACCGGCGCACCAGCCGCATCAAGCAATACCTGACGAGTGCTAATGTTTAGCTGATTCACTCCAGCTATGGTCACCTGGTCTCCTGCTACGATGGTCCCAGTTCCCAAGGCATCAATAGCCAAAGTCTGAGTCATTGTATCCTTAGCCGCCAAGTATGTAGCGTTAGGCGCTGCTGACAATGCGCCAGTTCGGTCAACGGTTGAGCCAGAAGTGTAGCTAGACAGTGAGTTGGTCGATAAAGCCATCATGCCGCCAAAGTTATTGGATATCTGTGCTTTTTCCCATGCTGTTCTAACAAGCCCGTCAGCAGCCGTTAAGCCAGTCTGAGCAGACGCTAATGCAGTAGTGGTAAAAGGTGACATCAAGTAATACTTCTCATCCGACATCGGTACACCGACACCGTCCATCATTGCACCAGCACCAGCAATATCTGACCATGCGTCAACGGCAGTACCGCGAGCGCCATAGCTAAGGCCAGTGTTTGTGCGTATGAATTTAGCGTAATCTAGCTCTAAGTCAGTAACAATACGTCTAGCCATTGGCTCAAGGATTGTATCTAACTGATCTAGTTCTAAAGCCTCTTCAACATTCCCCCACTCTGTAGCAGCGGTGAAGTAGTCTTGAACCGTACCAGTCGCCTTGCCTGCAATGATGTCTGACTTGTCTGATCCAGAGATATCGCCGCCAGATGTGCGGATAGAGTTGTAATCGTGGGGACGTTTAAAGTCCACTGTACTGCCGCTAGAAGGACTGAACTTGCCGCTTAATAGCTGAGTGTTGGTTGTTTTCGTAACCACACGTGAAGACTCAAATGCGTCCAAAAAGACCCGCGCAACTTTGCGGGTGACGTTTGCTTGTAAATTATTAGCCATGCTAATTTAATCCTATTCAAATGTAGCGCCTGCCGGTCCTCTAGGTTTAGGAGACTTTCCTGCGCTGTGGGGGCTTTCCAGAGGGTCTGGAGCGCCATTTACCTTGGGTTTAAGAGCAGCAGCCTTCTGCTTAATCTGGGTCGCTATCCGTACCGCAGCCTGAGCTGGCGATAGATGGCTTAACTCTTCCAGTTCGATTGGATTCTTAGAGAGATAGGTCGTAATTAATGGGCCTTGCTCATCATCCAGAATAAACTGGACTACATCGTTATTGATGCCAAACTGCGCCACCACATTAGCCGCGACCTGCAACTCTTCTGCCTTAACCCCTAGCCTTTTAGCTGCCTGAGAATAAGACTCAACCCTTTCGTTTAAAGCTTCGTACTGCTTTTTATCTTGCTCATGCTTAAGACTCTGCTGCTGTTGGCTTATCGCCTTCTGCTGTTGGTCATAAGCAAAAGCATTTCGCATGGCCTCATCCCTTTGCGCGTAACTCCTTTTGTACTCCTCGTCAGAAAGTGCATAAGGGTCTGGTGCTTGGGGTATTTGTGGCCTGCCCTGTTTAGGTAGCTTTGCTTGTAGCTCTGTCAGTTGCCTTTGAAGATCTTCTGCTTCTCGCTGAAACTTCCGTTCTTTCTCGTGAGACTTAAAGACCTTCTTGTTAATGGCATCGTCAAAGACACGTTGCTGTTCTACACTAAACTTTACTTTCGCAGTTTCCTGCGACTCCGACGCTGACTCGGCATCTTGATCCTCATCAAGATCTTCGGTCTCTACCTCCTCCTCTTCTAATGAAACGTCTTCATCATCCAATTCGTAGTTGTCTTCCGGTTGCAGCTCGCTCATATCTTGCCCTTGTAGGTAAATGCCACAGATAAGGATGTGTGCCTGTATTAATGCCAATAATACCATATTATGGTCAAAAGCAATACATTGTGGTTAGATTGACCAAATCAACAAAACTGATAAGGAATAGTTATGAATGATTTATATGAATTGTTTGAAACGGACGACCCTTCTCAAATGGCAGATAGACTAATGCAGTTGATAAGAGAGGCGATAGAAGACGAGGGTCACACTGAGGAGACTCTGGAGGTAATCAAGGAGATGATAGACGAGCTGACGGGTTTAGTGGGATAGAGCCCTATCTAAGCAGCCCCAGACATTGACCTTCCGTATATCCCTGATAGCAGGTTTGCACTGTCAGCCTTGGCTGGGTCAAACTCTGCGTTAGTAGAGCGGATGTTCTTAGGGTCGAATATAAGGTAATGAGTTGCAGGTGTGTAAGTTCCATAATCCGCATTATCTGAGAAGTTCTTAATTTTAATGCCGTCAAACCCCTCCTCCTTTGCCTTGGTGGCCCAAGTAGCAAGTTGGCTATCGTCTAAATCTGACATTGTTGCCCCATCGACATCGACCTCAAACAAGTTGCCGCGTATTCTTGCCGAGATTATGTTCTGCCCTCCCCCGTCAATAAGCTCGCCGCTTTGCTCTAACTTTTCCGCTTGAGCCATTAAATCGTGCGATTTATCCCATTCTCCCGCTCTTTCTGCTGCGTTTGAGGCATCTACCAGCCTTTGAACGGGCATATCTTCCGAGGCCATTTTAGCGTAACCAGCAGACACCTCTGGATTATCTGAAAACCAAGTGCCCATCTTTGCGCTTTTAGCCCTTGTAACAGACCCGCCAAACTCTTTGGGATTAAATTCTTCAATATCTGCCGACGTACCTGTATAAACAGTTTCGGGCAAGAAACCACCCTCTTCGGATCTCTGCATCCTTGCCGCTGTTGACGGGTCCAGCCCCCTCAGTGATGACTGGCTTCCTGTTGGGGATATATCTCTTAGAGTAGACCTATTATACTCTGGAGCGGCTTGAATAGACTGCTTGAGAGTCATTCGAGAAGTTGCATCGTCAGCAGGGTCAAAATAGCCTTGGACGGTTCTCTCTCCTCTATCCTTTGCCTCCCAATAACGATGAGAACCGTCCATAATGGTTAGCTTCCCGTCGGCTCCTTTAGATACAAGTATCGGCCCTGAGGTTTGACTTTTGTTTACCCTCAGCGAGTCGCTGATTAAAGGCTTTAAATCATCTATATTAAAGTCTGTTGCGTGCGGGTAAAGATTGCTAGAACCTTCGCCTATATCTCTAAGTGTAGACCTTGCGCCCTTTGCTGCCTTGGATGCAAGCCCGCCCACTATAGGGACCGCCCCCACCATGTTAATTACAGCTCCTAACATATCGCCCTGATTAAAGGATCTACCTGCATCCTCTAGGGCTATAGCGTCTCCTATCACGGGAGCGAAGTCTGCTGCCGTATTAATGCCATCGGCAAGGTTAAGAAGTCCAGTCCTATAGCCTCCTTCCAAGCCTGTCGCGTCTATCCCATCTCTCATTAGATTGCGTAATGTAGACCTAATACCAGTATTGTTGGTTACTGTTGCCTGAAATCTAGGGACTTCAGAGGAAAGGAGTTTTTCTCGCTGTACCTCTCTAGCTAAAGCCCTAAGATCAACGCCCATTGGCTATAGCCTCTAACTCTTGAGGGCTTAAAGATCTAAGCATCTCCCTCATTTGCTCCTCTTCCTTAATTCTCTGCTGCTCTTGCATTTGAGTAATCTTCTGCTGGTTGTTAAGTTCTTCACCAAATGACTTTATGTTGCTCATATCTATCGTGGCCCCAGCCTGCTCTGCCTTGACCTGAGTATTCATTCTGTCAGTCTCAGCCCTGAAGCCGTCTATCTGAGCATCTGATTGGTTGTCAGCCATAAGCATCTGTAGCTTCTGAGCTTCTAACTGTAGCTTTATCCTTTCGTTATTGAGCTTCTCTTGGTCTATCTGAGCCTTGAGCATTTCAGCTTGAGCTTTTAGCTGCTCGGCTTGAGCCATAACCATTGCGGGGTCAGGTGGTTGTTGGCCCTGCATCTGTGCCTGTGCCTGCTCTCTTTCCTGCCGTTCTTCGTCAGTTAATTGAGACTCTGGAATAATGCCAGCAGAAAGCATCTGCTCTCGCTTGCGCTCAGATATCTGCGTAGCAGCAGGGGTAGAGATGTTCTGTAATAACAAGTCACCAGCCATCTGCATTAACGTAGGATCAACTTGCGCGAGCTTGGTAATTGCTTCGACTGTTTCCTGCTGACGGTTCTTAAAACTGGCCCCAGCTTTGCATATAACATCATAGATGCCTTGCGATAAATCATTAAGGGTTACTATTTTCCCTGTCTGCTCATCGATGATCTGATTATTGATGTCAGTCATATTATAAGTGTCGTCTTCTCTTAGCACTCTGACAACTCTCTGAGTATCGTATACTTTAGGGATGGCATCTTTTAACAATCGGCCAGTTGCGCCTATAGCAATCTCCATAGCCCTAGTGTAGTTGTAAGTAGCATTGTCGCCTTTGTTTTGTAGTTGGCGGATAGCCACTCCTGACTGGGCATTAGGATTGTCACCCATGTTGGCCGCGAACATGCCAGAAGAGGCGTTCATCATCCCCTGCATAGCCTGAGCTATAGTTCTTAGCCCGCCGTTAATCTGCGCCCCACCCTGCTGTTGGGGGATACCAGGAGCTTCAGGGTCTTGGTTGTAAAACTGTACGGGATCGGCATTAGTGTTCAGGGTTTGGAGAGTTTTCTCATGCCCTGCCGCTTGACCGGGGGTCATCCAATACTTGGCCCTTGGTGCTAAGGCTCCCTCTTCTATCTCTCTTGATAGCGCATAATTTAGAACCCTTTGAGGGTCCAGTAATTTCTGTACAACGCCGTAATAGATAGTCTTGTTCTCGAATATCTTAAAATTACCATAGACCGGGACAACGGGTATTCTGTTAAAAACAGTCTTCTTAGCCTCTTCTAACCAATCCTTACCATCAAAGTATCTCGAGCAAACGATATGACCCTTTCGCGTTCGTCTTTTAATCTCTGTGACCCCAATCTTTTCAAGGTCATCAACAACAGATTCAAAGTCATCATCGACTTCGTGGACCTGCCCGTTAGACATCATTACCAGCTCTTTATCCTCGCTCTCAAGATACAGAAACTCTCCGACTACAACAGCCTCAGCCTTGTCAAAGTATGCGTCTCCATCTCTGTCCTGAGATACTGATTCTCCAGATCCTTCGGGCCATCTGTTCTCGTACTCATCGGGGGCCATAGGATGCAAAACGAAAGCATAACGAGAGTCTGACTTGTCTTGAAGCTCGGCAGATGAATCAAACCATACCCTGTCGATAGGATTGGCTATCTTCTCAAGCATGAGATCCTGGTCAAATGAGTTGTCATCTGCATACTTCTGGCTAACTCTCCACGCATCAAACCCACTTGTAACCATTCCGCGACAGGCTTGAGCGTATATCTGTTTAGCACTGGATAGGTTTTCTACGTTCCTGATAATGCCGTCATAGGTCATAGCGATATCTTTTGTTGCATCGCCTCCAGAAGGAGAGACTCGTATATCAAAGTCTGCCTGCTCAATCTCTGATGATATTTGAGATACTATTGGGCTAACCTGATCGAAGGTATAGCGGGGCTTGTCTACATTAGAAGTCCACCATTGGGGCTCCCACTGTCCATCCTTCTTATCTACAAAGAGATGAGCTTCTCTGGCATTATCCCTGTTATCGCTTTCAGTTTGTTGGCAAGACGATAATAGATTAACGACACTCTGATGCTCTTCGTACTTATCCTTATAAGATAGATCAGCCCCAGTGTATTCAGCCGACTCGTCTTCAGAGTTCTCGCCTTGCTCATTTTCATACTTAGACATCTCAGCCCCATCCTTTAAATGTGAGTGTAGTAGCAGACTTCAGAACCGCTTTTGGTGAATACATAGCCATCATTAGCGCGTCACCCATGTTCGGAGAGGGTAGCTGGTAAGGTTTTTTAGCCATGTCTATTTTGCTCATTATCTGTATTTTACCATTGTTCCCGCGCTTTTGTGGGATTCGACAAACCTCAGAGCGCAACTGGTCTAATACAGCAATGTCAGATGATAATGAGACCATAAGCTCAGGGTCAATGTACTCGTTGTTAGTCACAGCTCGATAAGTAGCATAGAACCTGTCTCTAAGCCTCCACCAATACTGAGCTCGTTTATTTAAGAAGGTGTCCTTATTAGATTTCGAGTCCTTTCCAGAATAGGGGACGTTAGCATCGTCAGGAGATTCTGAGCCTCTGAACTGGTGCTTCTGCATCTTAGTAGACTCAAGCTCTTGGTCTACTTGCCTCTTTAATGATATGCCTAAGCCGTCACAGTCCCACACAAACCAATCCGCGCCACAGTTTCTAGCCTTGGCTAAGGCCCAGTCCATACCTTGATTGACATCACCTGTCACCATCTCATCAACCTCTAGCACTACCGAACCCTTGCGTAATGCCCAGCCCTTACTATCACCGCCTTCGTCAGACGGATCGTGAGAGGCTATCTTCGCACCGGTTGCTTCAAAGCCCAGCTTGACGTGAGCATCTATAGCTGCATCGAACCACTCTGAAGGGATAATTGAGTCTTCAACATCATCCAGAAATGCTCCCTTCCATATATGAGAGAAAAGAGCGGGAGACATAGACGTTCTGTCGTGCTCCATCTCTTCGAGGAGGACCGTAGGCACAAAGGGATTGTCTTCAATGTTGATGATTATTATTAGGTGTAGGTCGTCTTCGTAGAAGCCGTCTCGAATAAGCTCCTTTTCGTAGGGCTTGATGAACCTTTGACTGAATGCGTCAGCACTAGACCTGGGGTTAGCAGAGAACCATATTTCTGACCCTTCCTCTCTCAGTGTAGGAGTTAAGGCCTTGAGGCTGTCTGCGCTTATTGTCTGTGCTTCCTCGACCCAGAACCGTCGAAAGCCGTGCATCGACTTAACCCCTTCAGGATTTCTAGCCAGCCCCCTGAATTTAAACATTGGGTCATCATTAAAAAGGATCTGGTTGTTCTGCACCTCAAAGCCTTGCAGAGAGAGTCTCTCTATCTCGGACTTAAGCAGAGCATGGACAGAGTCATCAATGGAGTTCTGAAACTCTCGGAAACAAGCCGTCTTTACATTCTTGGTCATTGCATCCATTAAGCACAAGTCAGCAAAGGTCATTGACTTGCCTGATCCCCTCCCACCAATGGCTATCTTAAATCTTTTGGGAGTGTTGATGAACTTGCCCAGCTTCTCAGGCACTTGCATCTTAGGCATTGCCGACAATTTCTACAGTCCACTTCATATCCACATCAACATCAATTGGTTCACCATCTCTACCGCTTATCTCCTTCCTCTTGGTTTCTGTCCATCCTGCTTGGTGAGATAGGTAGAACTTGGCTGCTGTAACATCGCCGTCAAGAGCCTTCTGAGCCAATGATTTAGCGACCTTGGTAATTCCAAGCGCCTTCCCCTTCCTATACGCCTCAGAAAGCTCTGGCTGTCTTTTAAAGGCCGCACGTAACGTATTGGGAGTGCAACCAAAATACATAGCTAGCTGTTTCTGGCTTAATACGTCAGATAGGTCTTTGCACTCTGCAATTTCTTCCCCTGTGAATACTCTTGGGGGTCTGTGAGAAGGATTGGCTACCTTGTCTTCCATATCTCTTAATCCAGCTAATTACTTGTTGACTTGTAGTGATATATTAACATTGATCAGGCTTATTCACTATACTTCGCTTGCCGTCTCCCCTCTTCAGTATTTAGGTTATTCGGCTTTACGGGCTAGATGCCATCATAGTAAGTAGCGGAAGGATCAACCCTTTGCTGTGCCCCTGCAAGACTACCTAGCGCTCTATTGGATTCTTCAGGAGGATTAGGTAGATCACGAACTCCCTCAAAACTCCTGCTAGTAATATCTTGGCTAAACTTCGTGGTTGTAGTCTCCTCTGTGTCCTTCACAGGCTCTACAAGGGTAACGTGGTGAAAGGTAGGTATCATGTCGCGAACTGCCTCTGTTGCGTCCTTGGCTAATACTGTGCGCGTAGTCTCACTCATATCTTGCTTAATACCTGT